AGTCGCCGCCGGGACTGTTAATCCACACGGTAATATCGCCGGAGCCTGCCATCAGTTCATCCTTGAAAAGCTGTGGAGTGACGTCATCGTCAAACCAGCTTTCTTCTGCGATTGTTCCGTTCAGAAATAGTGTCCTCGCCTCCGGCATCGTTTCCGTCTGTGCCTGGTTCTTCCACTTCCAGAACTTCTTCATCGGGGTTTTCCTCCTTTCCGTCATTGTCGGTTGTATTTGCAAAAGCACCCGCGTCTTTCAGAGGGAGCATATTGCCGTTAATAAGGTAAAGGTCACCGCCTTCTTCCGCAGGGATACGGTCGAGGTTTTCCAGTTCGCGGATGTCGTTTGCACTCATCCAACCATTCTGGCGACCAATGGCGTAGCCGTTCATACGGCTTTGGTAATCGCCACGGAGCAGACCTTCCAGATTGAATTTCACAAAATAACGCACCTTTTCATCGTGGGATAAAAGCGCCCTCTGAATGGACTGCTCCCAACGGATAACCCACGGGTCAAGGGTGTACTTTACAAATTCCAAGGACTGCTGCTCTATATTAGAAAAGCTCGACTTCTCAAGGTCGCCCACCATATGGGGAGGTACTCTGAAAATTCGAGCAATTTCATTGATTTGGAACTTCCTTGTTTCAAGGAACTGTGCCTGCTCCGGAGAAATGGAAATCGGTGTGTACTTCATTCCTTCTTCGAGGACAGCCACTTTATTGGAATTGGAACTGCCACCAAAGGCAGCCTGCCAACTCTCTCTGACCCTCTGCGGGTCTTTGATGGTGCTTGGGTGTTCCAGTACGCCACCCGGCGTTGCACCGTTAGCAAAGAACTTGGCACCGTATTCCTCGCAGGCAATCGCCATACCGATGGCGTTCTTTGCCATAGCGATGGGACTGTAGCCGACAAGACCGTCAAACCCAAGACCTGGAATATGAAGCACATCGGAAGGCTGCAGGGTTACTGCAAATTCCATATTTTTAATAGCCTCATCGGGACCACGGTAATAGGTGTAATAGAGATGTCCGTTTTCATCCCTGTCCACACTCATCTTGTTTGGCATCAGAGGGTAAAGTGCCACCACCTCGTTTTTACCGTTACGGATAACCTGTGCGTAGGCATTGCCCCACAAAAGCAGATGGGTCATGAGTGTCTCTCGGAACACGAAAGAACTCATTTCCGGATTCGGCTCATCGTGGAGCAGTCGGTAAAGCGGATGGTCGATGGCTTTTTCCTTGCCGCCGTCATCGTTATATTTGTAAAGATGCAAAGGCAAGCCTGCCACTGCTTCTGCAAGGATACGGACACAGGAATACACTGCCGTCATCTGCATAGCAGAACGCTCGGTTACTGCCTTGCCGGACGTCGTACCGCCCATGTAAAAGGTGTAGGTGCTGCCCGCCGTTCTGTTTTCGGGCTTATCTCTGGACTTAAACATTCCCGTAAAAATACCCATATCAAATCACGCTCCTTCCTAAATAAACAAAATGCCACGGTCATCGTAAACCGAAGCACTGTTGGTGTTGCCACAGCGGATTGCACGGTCGAGTGCCATAATCGTTGCAACGGCACCGTCAATCTTTTCTGTGGATTTGGCTTTGTCTGCTTTGATGTTTCCGGCAGGGTCAGTCTTGATGTAGATGTTATCCATCATCCACCTAAGAACCGGATGCCCGCCGTGAGCCAGTTTTTTCTCCATCGCAAGTTTCATCAGTTCCTTGGTCGGAGGGGACATATCTTTATAGCCCTGTCCGAAAGGCACTACCGTGAATCCCATGCCCTCAAGGTTCTGCACCATTTGAACAGCACCCCAACGGTCATAGGCGATTTCACGGATGTTGTATTTCTCACCCAGGGACTCGATGAATTTCTCGATGTATCCGTAATGGACTACATTGCCCTCGGTAGTCATAAGCAAGTCCTGTCGTTCCCAAATGTCATACGGCACATGGTCACGGCGGACACGCAGGTCGATGTTATCTTCCGGTATCCAGAAATACGGCAGAATGATATATTTATCATCCTCGTCTTCCGGTGGGAATACCAACACGAATGCCGTAATATCCATAGTGCTTGAAAGGTCAAGTCCACCGTAACAGACACGGCCTTCCAATTCGGATTTGTCGGTAGGAAATGCACAGGCATCCCACACCGCCATCGGCATCCAACGGACAGCCTGCTTTACCCACTGATTCAACCTTAACTGACGGAAAGCGTTCTCTTCGCCTGGGTTCTGCTTTGCCTGCTCACAGGCTTGCTGCACCTTATCGATACCGACCGTCACACCAAGAGATGGATTTGCTTTCTTCCATACTTCTGGGTCAGTCCAATCGTCATCATCCTCTGCACCGTAAATCACAGGGTAGAAGGTAGGGTCAACTTTACGACCCTCAATAATATCCTTTGCTTTCTGATGGATTTCGTAGCAAATGGACTGTGTATCATTTCCCGCAGTGGTGATTAGGAAATATAACGGCTGCATTCTTGCATCGCCGGAACCCTTGGTCATAACATCAAACAGTTTTCTGTTCGGTTGGGTATGCAGCTCATCAAAAATGACGCCGTGGGTATTGAAACCATGCTTGTTTGCCACATCTGCCGACAAGGCCTTGTACTTACTGCCTGTGGGATTGTAGGTCATGGTCTTTTGGCTTGCCTGGATGGTCATTTTATTCTTCAGCAAAGGACTTCGCCGTACCATTTCCAAAGCCACATCAAATACGATTCGTGCCTGGTCTTTATCCGCAGCACAGCCATAAACTTCTGCACCGGGTTCAAAATCAGCACAGAGCAGATACAGTGCCACCGCCGCTGCCAGTTCTGACTTGCCCTGTTTTTTGGGTATTTCAATGTAGGCAGTGTTGAACTGCCTATATCCGTTTGGTTTCAAAATGCCGAAAATGTCACGGATAATCTGCTCCTGCCAGTCAATCAGTTCAAATGGTTTTCCATCCCATGTGCCTTTGGTGTGACAGCAGAATTTTTCGATAAAGCATACTGCATGGTCGGCGGCATCCTTATCGTAGTAGCTGCCCTCCGCCATAAAGCGGGTTGGTTTGTAGTTTTTCAGTTTTCGCAAATGCCGTCACCTCCTCAAAAATGGCATAAAAAATAGCCGCCACCATAATCGGTGCGACCGTCATATACGAGGAACAGAGCCTCACGGCTCCGTCCTGCCTTTACAGGATTTTTTAATTGTGTTCGTTCAGCAAAATGCAAAGGGCAAGGTTTGCTTCTTTGGTTGCAGGCTCTACATCCCAACCTCTGTCGTAGTCGGCAATAATCTCGCCATCGAGTTTCAGCATCAGCTTACTGATTTTACCGCCGTTGATGCCGAATCGGCTGCCTTCCTCATAAACCTTAATCCAGTAGTGGACTGCCTTGTAACCGCCGTCCGGCTTTGGAATGCCGATTGTTCCTTCTTTCCACATAGTCAGTCCTCCATTTCGCCTGTCAGAATGAAGTGGGTGTATTCCTTTCGGTGTTCCTCCAGATACACCACCAATTCGTAAAAATGCATCTCGTTGGCAATATACTGTACCATCGGCACATCAAACATATTGGTTCGTCCGGTTGCTCGGATGGCGAGTATCTGTTCCTTGATTTTATTCATCGGTGCAGACCTCCTTGCCCATAAGCAGTTCCGTATAAATCTTGGTGTAGCGTTCACACTCGCTGCCCTCGGAACCCGCAATGGCTCTAAGGTAGAAGTCGGCAGCCTCTTTTCTGCTGTCCCAAACTTCTGTCTGACCGTAGCAGGTAATCTTCACGGCATCCAGTTTTCGACAAATATCGACACCGTACACCACATTCAAGCCGGAGCCTGTATCCCATCTGACCATGATGGATGCGGTATCATCCACCCCTCGAACCGTACCCTTTGTACCAACGGGTGGTGCCTGCACATCTTCCATCTGCACCAGTTCCACACGGCATCCTACAGGGTAGGCTTTGCGTACACGCTCCACTGTTTCTTTATTCGGAAATCTCATGCTTGGCACCTCCTTTGAAAGCACTGCTGCCGGAAAGGTTACGGAGCAGGATTTTTCGCTCGGTCTTGTATTCGTTTCCGATAAAGCCGAGGCGGAGGAGAAAACAGCGGAATGCGTATTTCTCGTTGTCCACCGCTTTTTCCGTGGCGCTGATGCGTTTCTGATTTTTACTCATTTCGCAAAGGGCAGCAATGAGGTGGCTGTAAGCCTTGACCTCATCGGCATCCAATCCATCTTCGAACCAAGGGAAGGAAATCCTGTCCTCGCCGATTTCGATTGGTGTTGCCGGGATGCCAAGCGCCTTCTTAATAAGACCGCCCTTGGCATCCAGAAGGTTTGTAAGGTTACCGACCGCAACCTTATCAAGGGGAATCGCCACCGTAAGCCCCACTGTTTCGCCCTGTGGCTCGTTTTCGGCGGGGGTAAGGTAATCCGGCGGGCAATCTTCCATCGGCTCTTCTTCGGAAATTACAGGCTCCTGCTGTTTGCTGTCATACTCTGAGATGTCGCTTTCAAACCCCTCATCGTAAAGATGCTCCAGAAGTCTTTCAATGACCTCACTGTCTGCCATATCGTCAAACAGCAGGTTGCCTTCCTTGTCGATTGTGAAGTAGTCCACTTCGTATGCGCAGGTGGGAACTCCCTTGTACCTGCAGTCTGCCTCAAGCCATTTAGCTATGGTCTGTGCCAGTTCCTTTCGTTTTTTACCAGGAACATTGTAATGAATTCTCATTGTGAGTACCTCCTTTAATTTTCGGTACTACATATATCACTCTAAAGGCTCAAAATAGCAAGTAATATGTGCAAAATACAAGGGAGAAAGTTTGTAGATTTACACCCCTTCATTTTGTGTATAGTACACGATGCCCGTCAGCACATAGACCACATTGGGCAGTGCCACGCCGTTGCCCCACATCTTATACTCCGCCGAATCAGAATGAGGGTTTTGCAGCCACTTGAATATCTGTTTTCGTGTCTTTGGTTTGCTTGATGTTCCCACAATCTTACGATGTGTTTCAAAGATTTCTGCCCACCGTGTGAGTTCCTCTTCAGAAGGAAGTTTCTCACCAAGGTCAGCACACCACCAATCCGGAAATCCCTGGAGCCTTGCACACTCCGTTGGAGTGAGTCTGCGGACAATGTATTCCAGATCCGAATCTGTGTCATTGACAAGCGGAGGGTCTTTGTAATCCGTAGCTACTAAAGTGTTGGCAAGTTCCTCTTCCGCAGAAGTAAAGAACGATGCCTTGCTGCTTGAGTAGGTGGGAACGG